GCAACGGTTGGAGAGGTTTTTACCCAGTGAAACCAAGACGGAACAAGATAATATTGCTGGAATAGTCCAGCTATCCAACTATCTCTCTGATAAGACATCCCTGCAATTAGGGACGGATATATCGGTACTTGTCCCAACCAGAGGGAATAAGGACCCGTTGAATATTAATGGTGGTGGCGGGTCAGGGAGCAATCCTCTGGGAATTTAAAAGTATGAACACAGCGGATTTTGCTAAAAAACTAAGAGAAAAATACCCGACCGGAGTGTCAGGCGATGGAACGCCCTACGCCAGTATGAGCGATCAGGACTTAGTGGGTAAGGTGGTAGAAAAATATCCTACATATAAAAGCCAGATTGATGACTTGGATGAGGGTGGAATTATCGGTTCACCAATAGATGCAGTCAAAGAGTTTGGGTCTGATATTAAGTCCAGCTTCGAGGAAAGGGCAGGGACTATCAAAAAAGAGTTGGGCGAGGATCAGAACATCGGAAGAAAAGCCCTCAGAACGGCTGGACAGGTTGGAGGACTGGTTGGGGACTTGGAACTTAGTGTTGTCAAGCTTATTGCCCCGAAATTTGCAGAGGATATGGCAAGTAAAGGCATTGAAAAAATCAGTCAGACTGAATTAGCTCAAAACATCATGCAGAAATACAGCAAGTTCAAGGAAGCCCACCCCGAGGCTGTGGCTGACTTGGAAGATGCGGTCAATGTTGCGGCACTCGTTCCATATCTAAAAGGAGCACAAGTTGCTACCGAAGGAGCTATCAAAGGAGGCCAAAAGGCCATCGGCACAATTTCCAAGGTTACTGACAAGGTTATTGATGCCAGGCGAGCCGCCAATATAGCCAAAGCAACTGAGGAAATTGATGATGTTGTGGGTAAGATTGTTCAGGGGAAAACGGATGACATATTAAAGGCAAAGAAAGCCCTCTCCAGCATTGATACAGCCGGCGTTAAGACCTATGCTGACCTTGGCAACAAGATCGATGATGGTGTTGATGCTCTTGCCGGTAAAGTCGATGAGTTGCTAGAAACACAAGGTGCGAGTGTTGGCCCTCTAAAAAGCGACAAACTAATTACGACTACAAAGGTCGGGGAAGAAACGATCAAACAGAATTTTGTGGATGATGCTATTGCCCAGCTAGATGAGCTTTATACCAAAATTAAGGATGCCCCCGCGCAAGCTGAAATAATAAATCTGAAAAACAAGTTACAAAAAGAGGGGCTTACGTTGAAAGAGCTTAACGATTTATCAAGGCGTTATGGAACAGAGTTTGGAAGAAAAGCCTTCAGTAAATTAGGTGATCCTCTGACAAGCGTAAACGCCCAAGCCTATGAGAACACCAGAAAGGGAGTAAAGAAGGTCGTCCGGAGCCTGATGCCGGACGAAACGGTAAAAATGCTTGATGAAAGGATGAGTAACTTACTCAATACGAACACGCTGGTAAGGAACATGGAGGAGAGGGTAAATGCGCTTTATCAGAAAGCAAAAAAGCGGGGAGTATTGGAGCAGGTAGCCAGGAAAACTGCGGATGTCGTTGATCTTGCCACCTTCCACACATTATCCGGGTTCTTGTCCCGTATGCTTCCGAGTAATGTGGGGTTGAAGGTGATGAACTCGATAGATTTAGAAGATGCTTTGAATAAAAATCTCAAAAGGCTTGATAAATTGTTGAAGGTGACAAACGATGAAACTCTAACCGATGGAATAATTGAAATTGTCCGATCAGGCACGGCGAAGCAATAACCCTATTGGAATAGAAGGAACCATTTGTCAAATCTCCAATGCCACGGTTCAGCCGGAAGTTTTGTTTTTCCCTTATTATCCTCACGGTAGCTCTCTACCAGGCCATATTTAGGGGCGTTCTTCTTCAACCACTGATATTCAGGGAGTTCTTTAAAGTCTTTGCGTAATTCCAGTCTCTCTGCTGAGTCGTCTCTTTTTCCGTCTTTCATTGGACACGCCGTAAAGTCAACTGCAAATCCAGTCTCATGTTCGGAAGTTCCCGGCTTGGCCGCGATCTCAGGGTTGTCTTTATACAATTCCTCCTGCTGCTCCCGGGAACGGAGGCTAGAGGCTACCACAAGACACATCCCATCCTTTTCGGAATCGGATATTACCTTTTCAATGACTGGTACAGCCTCAGCGTTGAGCTTTTGGGCCGTTGTCAGCCACGAAGCCCGGTCAGAGAGCAAGGCCACCTCTTTAGTCAGGAACAGCCCAGCTATGAAATTAAGCAAAATAGCTAATATTTCCCCCATGTTGGCCTATAGTTTAGCATTTCGGACAATAAATGTCAAAATTTCCCCTAGATGCTATACTGAAGTCATAAACTATGGATGCAGGAAGACCGACTGAGTATAAAGAAAGCTATGTTCAGATGGTTGATTTCTATTTGAAGACTTGTACAGATGAGGAAATAAAACGCACAAAAACAGATGGCGACAAATCCACTACTTATGAGTTCGGAATAAAAGTAAATTTGCCAACAATAGAGGGCTTTGCCGATTTTATTAAAATTGCTCGATCATCAGTTTACCTATGGGAAAAAGAATACCCTGAATTTAAAATCGCTCTGGATGCAATCAGGTCGGCCCAAAAACAAAGATTAATAAACAATGGGCTGGCTGGGGTATATAGTCCTGTTATTACCAAGCTAATTCTCTCGTCTGACCACGGTATGCGGGAAAGAATAGACGCAACTACGGATGATGAGCCATTAAACCCTTTCGGTGATGAACAAATTGACAGAATCGCCAACCGTATCGCCTCTCGAAAAAGAGGCAATGGTGGTGAGCCAAGCCAAAAAAAGCCTCATTGATTACGCCATAGCAGTCGATCCTAATTACCAGGATACATGGTTTCACGAGTCGTTGGCAGCCGTTTTAGAAGTTGCAGTAAAGAAAGTGGAAAACGGCGAGGATGTCAGGATCATTTTGACCGTTCCCCCTAGGCATGGTAAATCAGAGCTTACTACAAAGAAATTCCCGTCATGGGCTTTAGGTAATCATCCGGAATGGCCAATCATTGTTACTTCATATTCGGCAGAACTGGCTACAGACTTCGGTCAGGCTACCAGAGACATAATGCAGTCACCAGCTTATCAAAGGATATTCAATTCCAGGCTGAGGCAGGATGCAAAAGCAAAGGGCAAATGGCTTACCAAGGAGGGCGGCGGGTATGTAGCTGCTGGTGCAGGTGGAGCAATTACTGGTAAAGGCTTTAAAATTGGAATCATCGACGATCCATTTAAGAACCGGGAAGAAGCCGACTCCCAAACAATCAGGGATTCCCGGTGGAATATGTACCGTTCGACCTTTTATACCCGCCAAGAGGGAGCCACGGCCATTATTGTTATTGCTACCAGATGGCATACCGATGATCTAACCGGCAGGCTGTTAAAAAAACAAAAAGAAGACGAGGCGAACGGTATCACCTATTACGACAAATGGACAGTTATTGATTTTCCGGCAATTGCCATCGAAGACGAGCAGTTTCGAAAAAAAGGTGAACCATTATGGCCTGACAAGTTTCCACTGGAAAAGTTGGAAACGATCAGAAATAGCGTTGGGCCTTATGAGTGGTCAGCTTTGTATCAAGGCCACCCAATCACTTCTGAGAACCAGGAGTTCAAAGAGTCCTGGTTTAAAAAGAGATCATGGTCCGCGGTTGAGGTTTTAAACACACGGAAATTTGCTACTATTGACCCAGGCGGAAAGCAACTGGAGAATGACAACACAGGAGTAATTAGAAACTACGTTGACGCTCAGAATATGTGGAACATCAAGGCGATGGGGCTTCACATCGACTCCAAAGAACTGCTTGATCTGATTTTCAGGCTCCATGACGAAGGATTTGAGAAAATAGGTATCGAGGAAACGGTGTATCTGAGGGCGGTCAAACCTTTCTTTGACGAAGCTTGTCGGAAGGTAAATAAGTTCCCCAATATCGTTCCACTCAAACAGCCTACAGTTCAGAAAGAGATCAGGATACGTGGACTCATACCCCGTTATGCTAGCGGCTCAATTTTCCACATCGAGGGGGAGTGTAAGGACTTGGAGGACGAGTTGATTGTTTTCCCCAAGGGTGCGCACGATGATGTACCGGATGCACTTGCCATGCAAAATGAGATTGCCGAAGCCCCGGTCAGTGAACTTGCCCAAGTCTTGCTCCGGAGGGACCGCGCAGAGAGGGCCGATTTGATTAAGAAAACCTATGGTCTATAATGGCTTTATGGAAGAACTTTCCCCGGAAACAATTAAGACGCTTCGGGAACATCCGGTTTTTCAACAGTTAGTCAAGTATATAGCTTTCAAGATTTACGAGCTGGATACTGTATCAGGGGCGGCAGGTTTATCTCGTGATGAAGCAGGAGATATAGCCATAGCACGGGATATTGCCATACAGAAACTTTTGGAGATATTCAATCCCTTAATAGAAAACCGGCATAAAAAAGAAGCCACGGAAGAAGAAATAAAGCAGGCAAAAAGTAAGTTTGGTTTAGCATAATATGGCAATCATCAACAACGAGGGTACCAAGCAGCAAATCCGGATCTGGATCGAACGGGCTATTGCCAAGGCTCAAAATCCAGACCCGCGTGAAGCTATAAAAAAGAAACGGGCAGAAAGGGTAAAGACGGTTGCCAAAAGTTACGGATTCTAATTTTTGACAAACCATTTATTACGTGCTTAAATAACCTTACATGGAAACAGTTGAACTTACCAAAGGGGAAGTGTTGGAACTGTATTTAGGTTTAAATTCTTTGGGAGAATTGCACGGAGCAAAGTTTGCTTATGCAGTCATGCGCAATATCAATAGTTTAAAAGGGGAAGCTGAAGCTCTGCTGGAAGCCAGAAATCCAAAACAAGAATATGTGATTTTTGAACGTGAACAGATATCCCTGGCCAAGCTCCATGCCGTAATGAAAGATGGTGTCCCTCAGAAGTACACCGAAAATGGCAAGGAATTTTACGCTATTGCCGACATGGAGAAATTCAATAAAGAATTTGAGGCACTTCGGGAAAAACATCTCCCGGCAATTAACAACTATCAGGCCCAACTTAGAGAACTGGAATCAATCCTGAAAGAAAAGGTTACTGTCGGCATTTACAAGGTTTCCAGAGAGTTTATCCCAGAGAACATTTCCGTTAAACAATTCGCCTCCATTGAGGCTATTATTTCAGACGATGTTGACAAAGGTTAATTTTTTCTCTATAAGTAACTCACATGGCTAAAAATAAAGAATCCAAAGAAGCATTATCTCCTGATATAAAAGAAACTCCAAAGTTTGATGTGGCGATTGTAGAAGTTGATGGTAAGGAAGCTCGCAAATATTCTCTGAAAACTCACGGTTCCGATTTTGCTAAATTAGCAGAAGAATTTGCCTCTCATACAAAAGGTGCAGAGGTGAAAATGCTACGTCTCGAAAAGGGTGTTACTTGTCCCGCTTGTGGGCACGAGTTTCATCCTTAACCGCATATTGCGCTGTTTGTTATAAAACTCGCTCTTAAAGAGCAAAAAAATAAAGTCATATGGACGACAACAAAGATCATGAGTTCCAAGTGCCTCCTGAAGAGCAAAAAGCTGAAGAGGAAGCACAAAAGGAAGTTAAAGACGAAGAATTGAGAGCTAAGGTCGCTGAAGACTTTGGCATAGATCCGGAAGATAACCCGGAACTACTCGATAAACTCGTTGAACGGGAAAAGTCCCATCACGAAAGATTATCTGGAGCAATAAAGCAAAAGATAAACTGGAGGACTAAAGCCCAGACTTCCACAAAGCCCGGAGACGGGAAGGGAAAAACCCAGGATAACGGAGGTAAGACTGATGTTCTTACTCAAGAGGCCATTGATAGGCTACTCGATGAAAAATTGGCAGAACGGGATTTGAAAGAACTCGGACTACCAGAAGACATCGAAGCTGAAGTGAAAGACCTCTCGAAATTAAAGGGCATCTCTATTAGAGAATCCGTCAAACTTCCTTACATAGCCAGCCGGCTAAAGGAAATTGAGGAGAAGAAGAAACTTGAAAGTGCTTCTCCAAAACGAGGCGGAAAAGGGTCTTACAAAGTTTCTGATCTTGACTTGTCGAAACCATTGAATCCTGACGACTTCGACCTTTCCTCAGAAGAAGGCCGAAAAGCCTGGAAGGAAGCAAGGGAAGCCAGAGCCAAGCACCTCGAAACCAGTAAGTAACCTCAACTCTTCATAACTCACCTCTGAATTTAAAAGTTTGGTTTTTTATTATTTAATGTTTTTTGAAAGGGGGTGAAAATGAAAAATGGAAAATGCAAGACAGGAGTTTTGGGGCGATCTACAGGTTGACCTGTATACGGCTAATTCAGCCATATACCTTGCCAATCAATCCCTGGAACGAATCTTAAGCACCAATGGCCGGAAACTTCATAGACCGTTGTTTTCTCATCCTAATACGGGACCTTATACCCCGCATAGTGATATCAACTTCTCTACGAAAACCGCCACCGATCAATATTTGGAAGTTGCTACTTTTGAGTACGCCGCAGAAGATATTGACGACACTGAGAAAAAGCAGTCTCCTTATGATGCTTTGCAACACTCGTTGACTTCGATCCGCAAGGGTATGATGAACCGGGTTGAGCAAAAATTCCTTAGTGAGATTTCCAATGCCGGACAGTCGATCCAGGCTGGAGTAGCCCAAGCAGTAAGTGGCAGCAATATCTTGGATATTCTGGAAGAAGCAGAAGGAAAACTCGGTGCTTTTGATGCTCCATTTGAGACTTCCATGCGAGCAATCGTCATGGGACCTCGGACAGTTGCAAAACTGAGAAGGGCAAAAAGCGACAGGGAAAGTAGACTCGGTGATTCCGTTCTTGAGAATGGAGTTGTCGGGCCGTGGCAGGGATGGACTGTTGTTCAAAACAACAACCTTCCTTGGAGCGCAACCTTAGTACTCGCAACCCAACCTACCGCCGGAGATTACATTGTGGTCTCTGGTGTGTACTTAGAGTTCCAAACTGACCTTAACAGTACTACCGCTGGCCGTGTTGGTGTCTTAATTGGCAACAACGTCGCCGCCACCCGTGCTAATTTGGTAGCTTGTTTGTCAGACGCTGGAACTGCTGGAACCAATTATGTCCAAATGGGCATACGCGACAACTTCATGATCCGACGTAAGAGATATGTTCGGGCTACATCAGCCGAGAGCATGGCTTTTACCGGATTTGGAGATATCTCTGTTTCTGCGAGCTTTACCTCAGCTAATAACTACTGGACGGCTCAGCAACAGAAGTCCGTGTTCATGGTTCGCGGGGCGATCGACCTTGTACTGCAATTCATGGAGCTGGAAATCGGAAGAAAAGAAAAGGGCTTTGCTGACCTGCCGAAAGGCTTGATCGGTATCGGAGCCAAGACTTTTTACGATGGAGCTGACATGATGGTGCAGTTGGTCCAGGATGCTTCCGATTTCTAACGGGACCTTGAGGCGGGGGTCTCTTACTCAACCCGCCAGAATCGGTAAGAAGATTCTCTAGCTGAAAATATCTCTCCTGCAAATGGCAGGACGCTAGACAAAAACATTATCAAAACCAAAAATGTTATAGTAAGGAGGTGACAAAATAAAATGAAAGTCTTTAATAGGGGCGTAGAAATTAACGTAGCCAGTGACAAAGTGGCCCTGAAAATAAATGGGCTCAATGTTTTTGGCGTTTCCAACGCTTTATATGCAGGTAACTCCGCTAAAACAGCTCAGAATCAGATCAGGGGAAGGCTAAAACTGGATGTCCGTCCTACTGGCGGGACAACCGAAGATTATGCTTTCCAAATTAGGTCTGAATCCGCGAAAACTTCCGGTACACATTGGGGGATTGACAGCGAAACCCACTTGAAAGCAACAGGTACAGCAAGTATCCGTGGCGTTCAAGGTGTGGCCGTCGTTGATACCAGCTTTACCGTGACCAACGGCACAATAATTGGTGTGTACGGACAAGCAAGAGCCGATGGAGCAGTTGCCGGAGGCGGCGGATTCCTCGCAGCTCTCTATGGTCTTATAGAAGAGGGCGGTGGAGCGATTGCAGCTTCACACGTGGCTTCCGCATGGCTTGATTCCCACAGGAATACAGCCGTTACGGGAGAGCATGAGCTTCTCTATATGTCCAATAACGGTGCGGCTACGATGGACCAGGCAATTTTCATATATCCCGGAAACAAGATTACCCACTTGTTCACCATCGACCCGACCGATGATGGTCTGGTTGCTGATGCAACTGGTGAGTCATTGACTCCGGTAAAGAAAATAAATGTGAAGATCGACGGAACAACCTACGTGATTCACGCCGGCACCTCAGCCTAGTGCTGATAGTTTTACGGGGTTTCTATTCAAAAAATCCCAAATGAAAAATTATTTATTTACCTTTTAGAAAAAATGAAAGGATGTGATATACGATGTTCATAAAAAATAATGACGGAAGTCTCAAGCATAGTCGTTTTTTGCCGATTACACCGGATGTTCCGGCTTTAGCTAGAACAATCAGTTATCCGATTTCATCCTCAACCGAGATAGTTCTTCACAAAGCAACAAGTTTTTTACGGGTATATGCTATTTCCCAAGACGTATTTCTGAAATGGGGAACAGCTGATGTAACAGCAGCAAACTTTGACGAGGTTATTCCGGCTGGCCAGATTGTTGATCTTCTCGTTCCAAATGGTATGACGGCGATCAACTTAATTGAAAGAATACCAACAGCAGCCGTTATCACAATCGAAAAGTAATATGCAAAACCTGTTGAATTTAAAAAATCTTCAAGGGTTGCATAAGAGCCAGGGGCTGACGAGAGAACAGCAGCTCTTTAATTTCATTGTTGGACTTTCTGGCCTGGTTGCCTATTACCCTCTTAACGAAAATTCAGGAAATGCCGTAAACAACGCACCTGCTACTTTAGGAAGCTATGAGGGGGTTGCCACTGGCGTAGCCTATGCTCAGCCTGGACTGGCTGGGTCTGCTTATGGTTTTGACGGAGTGAATGACGATGTAGAAGTAAATGAAATAGACGATGTGGATAACGCAAGTGCGATCTCTATTTTCGGACTTATTAAACCATCAGATACAGGTACTAAAGGATATTTTGGTTTTAGAAACGGTGATGCAAACGATTCTCTGTATTTACTAGGTTTAAACAATACCAACGTGGAAGTCCGTTTCCGAAATAGTGCAGGTGGGGCAACTACTTTGGCTGTTCCAGTTGCAGATCATGCAAATAAATGGACTTTGTTTGTAATTGTTTGGGAAAATGACACACTAACGACTTATGTAAACGGGACCTCCGTTATATCAGACGCTACTAGCGGTTCATTTGGTACTTCAGAACACGATTTTTACATCGGGCGCGATGACGATACAGGGCGCAGGGTAACTGGACTAATCCAGCATGTTGGTATTCTTAATCGTGGCCTGACATCAAATGAAATCACCAAGTTAGCTCAAATTACCGGACTCGCATAAAAATATGCCATGGATTAATAAAGCCAAAGTTTTGCAAAGTGGTGATGAAGAAGAAATACTTACGCCTGACTCGGCACAAATATTAGTCGGACCTGGTGAAGATGAGGTTTTAATTTACCAAAAGGCTTATTCAAACTGGTCCACAAAGACCCGCAATCCGGCAAGCGCTTGGGCATTTAAATCAAAATAATATGGCAAAGAAAGTATCAGAATTAGCAAAAGGGGCATGGAGCATTGCAACTGCCTATACCCCGGGCGATTTTGTAACTCACGGGGGAGCTTCTTATGTTTGTATTCTCAACAGCACCGGAAATGAACCTCCAAATGCCACTTACTGGGCTTTGATCGCCTCAAAAGGAGATACAGGGTCACAGGGAGCCGCAGGAGAAGAAATTCAACTTCAAGTATCAGGCGGATACATTCAATGGAAATACACCTCGAATGTTTCATGGACTAACCTGATAGCAGTTGCCACCTTAAAAGGTGACAAGGGGGATACTGGAAATACGGGTGCTGCCGGAGCTGATGGGAGGGAAGTTGAGCTACAAAAAACAGCAACTCATATCCAATGGCGGTATGTAGGCGAGGTGTCGTGGACTAATTTAGTTGCCTTGACCGATATTACCGGACCACAGGGAATACAAGGTATCCAAGGCGAGCAGGGAGACTCAATAGTCTGGAAAGGTACTTGGAGTGGGGCTACTGCTTATGTATTAAATGATGTAGTTTTTTCAGGAGGCAATTCATACATCTGTATTCAGGCACATACCAATCACGAACCGCCAAACGCTTCATATTGGGAACTGGTCGCCCAAAAGGGAGTTGATGGAGAGGGCGCCGGTGACGTAGTTGGTCCCGCTTCCGCAGTTTCCAGTCGGATTGCTGCCTTTGACGGGGTAACGGGAAAGTTATTAAAAGACGGGGGCAAAACGATTGCCGAAGTGGAGGCTGCTTCTATTCCAGTGGGATATCTTGATACTGACGGGGCATTAACTGCCAACTCAGACACCAAGGTGGCCACCCAGAAAGCCACAAAGACCTATGCTGATACAAAAGTGGCCGGCAATGTAGCTATAACAGGAGCTACAAAAACCAAAATCACATATGATGCTAAAGGTCTGGTGACTTCTGGTGCTGACGCTTCAACCGCGGATATAGCTGATTCAACCAATAAACGATATGTGACAGACGCACAATTGACGGTAATTGGGAACACATCAGGAACCAATACAGGAGACCAGACCTTACCAGTTAAAGCGACCGGAGCGGAACTGGACACGGGAACCGATGACGCTAAGTTTGCCACAGCCAAGGCAATTGCAGATTCATCTATGCAGTCAGGTTGGACACCAGCAAGGGAGACTTGGACTTATGCCTCAGCTGATGACCCAACATTTACCTTTACGATTGCAGGCGTTGATCTCACAACCAAATACTACCCCGGGATGAGGATTAAACTCACCCAGACCACGGTCAAGTACTTCATCATTACAAAAGTAGCTTTCTCAACTGATACAACAATTACAGTTTATGGTGGAACTGACTATGATCTTGCCAACGCAGCAATAACTTCACCATACTATTCAACGGCAAAAGCCCCTGCTGGTTTCCCACTTGATACGTCTAAATGGTCCGGAGAAGCCACAGATAATCTACTAAGAACCCAAGATAACCCAACAGCCAATACTTGGTACAACGTGAACTCAAACACTATTTCTGTCCCCATTGGTTTATGGAGGCTTGAATACATGGCAAATGTTTTTGGGAGGAACGGTGGTACAGCAGTTTATTCTTCAGCTTTTTGTACTCTTTCCGCTGCCAATAACTCCGAAAGCGATGCTGACCTTACGTCTTATGCCTACATCCAAGGTGCATCCGGATCAAACGTTTGGGCAGGTGGTATGTCTGTCTACAGAACAAAGATAGTCGCCTTGGCCTCTAAAACACCTTATTACCTTAATTTCAAGTCGGAGATGACTGACAATGCCAATAATAAGATTGGATACTATGGCAACAATTCAAAGACGATCCTCCGATATATTTGTGCCTATTTGTAAATATGACCTTTTTAAAAAAATTCTTACAAGATAATGCTTATTCGATTATTTCGGCGGTTCTTGGTGGCGTTATTGCTCTCACTTCTTATCTGGTTATTAGTGTGCTTAATAACAATCTCGATCCCCTCAGAATCAACCTTCGTGATCTGGCCACCCGGGTTCAAGCTATAGAAGATAGAAACGACAGAGTAGACCCATTAGTAGACGAATTTATAGGTATAAAACAGACAGTAAAAGAGATGGACAAAAAAGTAGACAGGATCGAGGGCAAAGTTGACAGGCTTATCGAAAACAGATAATCTGACCAAAGATGAGAGACAAACTAAATCTGTTTGTTGAAAACACTCAAGGTGAGTTCCAGGAGGTATCTTCTAAGTCGGCAATTTATCAGTGTATGGATCTCGCTTATGAATGGATTTTTTGCCTCGGTTTCCCCAAAGCGACGATCCAGAATCTCTACGCCTACGAGGTCTTCACAAAACCAAAGCAAATTACATTTGACTACTTTGAGCTTATCCCTAACACCCCAGATGGATTTCCAATAGACGGTGATCTGGTGGTTTGGAAAGGTGGAGAAGCCGGGCATATCGCTATAGCCTTATCTGGCAGTACCAAAGACAGGCTACTTATTTATGAACAAAACAATCCCTTAGGGACGAATCCTCATATTCAGGAGAGAAGCTACAAAAACGTATTGGGCTGGCTAAGACCCAGGATAAAGTTTTTAGGCGTACAAGAAATTACTGACCAGACAAAAATCAACATTGGGGGAGATTTTAAAGAAATGGAAGTTCAAGCCATCCGGTCCATGCTCAACGATTTGTGGTCTGATAAAAAAACATTATCTGAACAGTTAATTGGAATGTCATCTTCCTTAAAAACCGAAAGGGAAAGCCGTCAAGGTTATGAACAGTTTGTGGATAAGTTGTGGGAAGAATTAAAACCAGTCGGAAAAGACAAATCAACCGAGAACATTTTGGCCGAAGTAAAGAACCTTACCTCAAGTGACAGCACAATACAGGTAATTAAAACTCCAGAGTGGGCATTGGGGATAATCAAAATAATTGAAGCATTTTTTAAAAGAGGGGGTGAAAAGCAAAATGGCTAAAAAAGAATTTCCGGAATGGGCAAAAATATTATATCGAGGGGTTAGGGCTGCCGTTGGCGCGGGTCTCGCTCAAGCCTTTCTTTTAAAACCGGATTGGTCTAATCCTGAAGAAGCGGTGAGAACCTTGTCGGTTGCATTTGTGGCAGGATTTCTTCCTGCCTTTGGCATGTGGCTTAGGGATATCCTCGACAAAGTGTTTGGCTTGGATGAAAAGTCCATACCAGCAAAGGTAATGCCTATATAACAAAAAAGGACGGCTTTCTTCGTTCCAGCGGAGGGCCGTCCTTAGTACCACCTCTTATTATATCAAACCACATCATCTTCGCTATTTAAACCAAGGAATCTAAGTTCATATTTGCTGAACTTGAAGTGCTTTAGTCTTTCGTCATCATCCATTCCTGTATACTCTGCCAATGCTTCGCCGTCAGCAACAAGAATACCCCGTTCGTCAACTCCCAGGACCGTTTTTACAAAGTCTTCCCAATTTACGTTTAAGGTTATTGGCCAGTCTTCTATTTTCTCAGGATCACCGCCTGTCAGAATAGAGATGATTATGTATCTGAAAACGCCATGATCTTTGTATTTTCCCAGCTTTTTCCGGGCTTCCCAGTACAAATTCTTACATCTTTCCTTGGCTACTTCATCGTTAAATTGATAGTGTGCGATCCATTGGAAATCTTTTCCTTTGTGCTTCCAATAGAGAACCTTGATATGTCTTGGCTGCAGTGTCCCCAGAATTAAAGCAATATCGTAGAAAGCACTCACGATATCTTCGTAACTTTCATGTCTTTTGAATACCTGTTTTTTCATTTCCCCCCAATTTTAAAAAGTGACGATTCTGTGATTCGAAATGGCTTTAATGGAATTAAAGGAGCTATTGAGATGGAACAGATCAGGATTGCACATGACATTGTTTGGACTGTAGCGGAGCCTTGGGAGCTGGAGCAGCTGACAAGACATCAGGGGCCTCAGACAATTATACAGAAAAAGGAGATTTTAAAATCTATAGGGGGCAAGTATTTAGCCCCGGAGTACGAGCAGTACCACACCGGGCGCTTCCGGGCGGAGAACGTGTGGCCCGTTTTTGAGATCGTTCTAGGCATATTGATGGCCTTTGGCGCGATCTTTTCTTTCATGGGTGAAGTCGTCATCGACACGATGGCCAACGACATCTGCATATGAAATTACTCCGGGTCGCCCTGTCCGTTCTTCTGAATGTGCTGGGACTTTTGTTTGTCCTGACCATTGGTTTGTTCACAGCTCTTATTAAGGGTGTGTGGATGGAGTCGGACAGGATGGCCCGGCTGTGGGAGGCGGAGGGACGCAGGGGGCGCCCTCCACTTCCTACTGAGTACCTGGTGGTGCGGGTTGCCGCGTTTGTTTTGATGCTTGTTTATTTGGCAGCGTTTTTCTGGTTGGTCAATTGGATTTTACAGTGGTGATTTTCTATTATGGAGGCAGTATGACGAGCATCACAGTTTATGAGGCTGAAAAATCCGGACCATTACCAGAGGAAAAGATCACCTTAGAAGACATACGAAAGGCTGGTCAGAAGTTTGGTGGGTGGGCTTTGAAGGAACATTACTGGGGATTTTTACACGGCAGCTTTTCACGCGATAACGGATATGTTGAAAGGAGCCTGAAAAAACTGGTGGACCATGGCGAGCTCGTAACTCATCCGTTCGAGGGCAAACTAGCCTATTCTGTAAAACGGGTGAACCGCCAGCGATCCCACACATACCCACATACGATGTACCACGAATTAAATGTCACCGGAGGATTGATTCGCTTCTGGTGGGCCGATCCTCTACCAAAAGAATACATCCCTTCCTCATTTTTCATGGGCAGACCGTTAAAGCCTGAATGGGCGCTTAGGTTAAGTTCGGGGACTACGATCCTATTTGAGTTCTGCACCGATGACAACTTTAAAAGGCTTCTGAAATTCAAGGTCGAAAGATACTCGAAAGTTATTGAGGGGATCGAGAAACCAATGGTTGTGTTTGTATGCGATGTGGAAATGGAAAGAATCAAAGGCTTTATTGACCGGAACCGATCTTTGTTGACGTTCGTTCATGATGGCAAATCCATCAGCCCTTTCTATTTCACCGACAGCCGGATATTCCGGAACCAGGCATTGGGCGAAGCATTAACAGCTTCGATTTATTTATGGCAGGATGGGGAGGTTGCCCCTCTAAGGTAAGTATGAACAGGTCTTCACTTCTTGCGATTACGAAATACATGCTGTTCGGAAGCAAGACCCCACCAATTCCAAATGTGCGGGATGACTTCGAAGGGAAAGTGTATTTGCCCGGGCTGATCCGTGGGATGTTCTGCATTGGAAAACCGAGCAGCGGTAAGACCCGCTTCGTCGCCGGATTGATTGTCGCTTATGCACTCACTTATCCCGATCAGGGTGCAGTCATCCTCGATGCTTCCGGCCCACTATGCAATGACATTCTGGCTATTGTCATGAGGCTTCCGAAAGAAGACCGGGAAAAGCTGGAGAAACGGTTGGTGGTTGATATCCTAAATCACCCGGAGTACACCCACACCCAGCCGGAGTTTCATAAAAGCTATGGAGTGCCATTTGAGACCCAATTGCAGCGGGTCGCGGAAAACTTGAGAAGGTTAAACCCGAAAACGATGGAACTGGGGATGTTGGGGAAGCCCGCGCTTGAGGAAATGGCCCCTGAGCTGTTTAGGGTTCTGACAGCATTAGAAAACGAACATGGGGAGTGTTGGCAGATCACAGAAGGAAAAAAGCTGCTTCTGGATGGATCACAACGGGCAATGGCTCTTGGGCTGGTTATGACAAAAGTTCCGGAAGCCGTCTTTTATTTCAAGAATTTCTTTGGGTCAGATGTCGAACCGAAAGAACGGGAAATGCGGTCTTTCACTTTGCGCTCAATTTTGGGAATTGTGGAGCCAAAGTTTATGAGAGCTAGGCTAGGCCACTACAGACCATCGTGGAGCCCAACCGAAGCCGTGGAGAAAGGTTTGATCGTACTGGTATCCGGAGAAAAGATGCTCGATCAGGAGCTACAGCTTAACTATATCTTCACCCAGATACATTCTCTAATACGGCAGGAAATGAACAGACGCCGGCCCAACAACCCAAACGACAAAGGATTTCTTTATGTCATAGACGAAGCCCCCGTTCTGTTTGAAGTGCCCGGTATGGCCAAGGAGATAGGCCAGATATCCACTTTTTACCGGAGCAGGAAGGTTTGGCTGATTGTAGTGGTTCAAGCCTTATGGCAGCTCACAGAAGAACTCAGAGAGCAGATTTGGAGTTTCGGAAACATCATTTCTTTCTCTGTTCAGGACGTGAATGATGCCAGACAAATAGCCGAGCAGATGTTTCACTACAACCCGAAGCAGGTCAAACAACAGGCAAGAAACGAGAGCCAGAATCCCATCACTGAACCTGAACATGGAGTCTACACGCTGCACTCGCAGTGGATACAGGGATTTAAAAAGCGGGAAATGGTGATGAGAAGGTACTTTGACGAGAGCAAGGAAGATCCTATTGTGAGGCACGTGCTGCAGACCGCTGACGTGCCGGCAGTTGAGAACATTGAAGAAGTGGACGCATATAAGGAAAAACTCTTTTTACAAAGAGCTATTCCCATTCGTGATGCGCTGGAAGTGGTCAATCAACGGAACCTTACTACACCACCGCCACAGAGAAATACCGCTTAAAAGTCTGAACTTTAACATTTCATTCCTTTCTTGGCTTTATCGGGCAATCAACCCGTTGGAGGAATACGAACTGCGTGTGGCTATGTGATGAACACGGCAGAGATACACAACATCAAGAGGCTTAGTGTAGTCAGGATGATGCTTCTCACCCTTAGGATTACCGCATACTTCGCAAGGTTTCATCGGAAGTTTTTTACTGGTTTTCCATGCAGTAATCTTTTCGGGATTGTTTTTCATGTACTTCTCGACGTATCTAACTGCTGCTTCTCTACCCTCAGGAGAACGACGCCACTTATCACTGACCTCTGGGTTGTTTTTTCTTCGCAAAGCACGACGCCTATTCTCCTCTTTACTGTGTGCATCCCGTCTCGCTTTGCAAAGCAACAAGAGTCTATCTCTGTGCTTCATGTAGTAGTCATGTGCGTATTCCCGATTATTAGTAGCCACTATGTACATTTTACAACAACGATGTACATAAAAACAGGCTATTCCGGCCAAAGTTAGAGCCGTTGTAGCAGCCAGACTGGAGGTGATGACCAAATGTCGATCTATCGTCAATGTCCGGTGTGCCGGAGTGCGGTAGAGAAGCGCACACTTCCCGAGAAGTTCAAAGCACTTGCTGGTGAGGTACCAGAGTGGTTTTGCTATGAGTGCATGAATTGCGGGGCGGTATTGCTGCTTCAGCCGTTCGCTATGATCAAAGTTGTAGCGAGAGGCTAAGATAAGCGGTCAGAGCCTCCAGCTCTGGCCGTGTTCTGGGACAAGGGATCGAACCTCGATTAGGTGTTCCAAAAACACCCGTCCTACCATTAGACGATCCCAGAATAGGCTGGCAACCAGGGAGTCGAACCCTAATTAATGGCTTAACAGGCCACCGTCCTACCATTGAACGAGCTGCCATTGGTTTCGGGGCATGGGTTTGAACCACGCTTTTACGGGTCAGAGCCGTAAGTCCTACCAGCTAGACGACCCCGAAATAAAAAAGCCCCTATTTGGGGCTTAGCAAAACAAAAAGAACCAAGCCCCCTTAAGAGGTCTGTTGGTTCTGATTATTAGCAAAATCGGTCATCAAGTTGATTATAGCACTGGGTGTTAAGATGAAACGAGTGGAGAAGGAGACCAGACCAACAACTGAATACATAGTAACTCCAAACACAGCCCTTTGCAGGATCTGCAAATTGCAGATGAGTGATGCTTGTGAGGACTGTTTGGAGAACAAAATGGACAGGTTTGAACCGAAATCCATCCCTTTTGCTTTTCTACGAACGTTCACCATGGAAGACTATGAGGAACTACCCAACGGGGCAAAAGGGAAACTGCTGGCTTATTACGTGATGAGGATAATGGAGCAACTTAATGGATACGACACTAGATAGACTGTTGACCGTGCCGGAAGCGGCTAAATTTCTCCGGATTAGCAAATCACAGCTTTATTTGCTAATTGAGCAAAAGAAGATACCGCATATCAGATTGACGGAAAGGAGGGTGGTGATACGAGAATCCGATTTGAAACTCTGGATTGAGAAACGTGCAGTAAAAACTTGATCCAGAAAGATACAGTTGCAAGACAAAAACGAAAGGAGTAAGTTATCAGTAACCAGGTGATCTCTGGAAAACCTTTACGTAAGGGTTTAAAATAACAGAAAAGGCCGACTGAGATCACCAGTCGGTTTTTTTATTGCGTATGAAGTGGTTCAACCTCAAAAAAAATAAATGTCCAAGATGTGATAAGAATTTTGGTTATCTCGCTTTCGGACAGCCTGGATATGTCATTTGTCCGGAAAAAAGTTGTGGCTTCAAGATTTCTCACAAAAGGTATTCAGAAATAGTTTCAAGTCAGGTAAATAAGGAGTTTATGGAACAATGGGACGATGAAGGGGGTGAAGATTAAATGGCACCAGAAGCAAGCTCAATTGTTAGGCCAGCAATAGAAGATAATGCTGAAACGATGGCAAGACACCACATCGACAAGATCGGGGTTCTGAAAATTGAAGCCGGTAAGTTAAAGGAGATGCTTTCAGGAATTATGACAAGCGATCCAACTTATCAAGCACACGATGCAGCATACAAAGAGGCATTACGAGTGCGGAACAACACTAAAAAGCAGATCATGAAGCTTCCAACGGCAGCAGATTTATCAAATAAGATTGCCGACCTGCGCCAACAAATAAATGAAAACGGCCAACAGCTTTCATTATTCTTGGAAGACTTCCAACGGGAAACGGGAAGTAACCAGATTGAAGATAGTTTTGGAAAGATCCATAAAATTGTTCGAGTGTTGAGAGCGGATAAAGGGTAGTTTCTTGGAAGGTGTTCGGAAATTCCGAATACCTTGGAGGAAACTAACCGACCCGGGGAAACTAAGTCTCTTGTGGGGTCGTTAAAAAGCACAAGAGCGAGACAGAATACAACTTCTCACCGACGGGGATAACACCTTGGGGGGAGGGGGGGAAACCGAGAAAAACCCTTCTTCCAACAGGGATAACTTTTACAAAATAGATTTTAAAATTTATTGCACTAGTACATGGAACGGGTGACAAACGACACATGAAATAGTGATCTTTATCTGCGAAAATGAAATGACCTTCTGATTTCTTCCTAATTAAATAAAGGGGCGCAAACATGGCTGACGAAAAACAGCAAACATATCCGGACATTCCTTTAAGCCAATGGTGGAAGATTCGCGGGTTATTCCGCAATCGGTTAGTAGACACCATTAACCTAAAATATATTCAAGATGCTCTTGGTGTCGGAATACAATCTGCGAGGGGCATTTATCGAAACTTGCAGCTCTTCGGGTTTGTAGATAAGGACGGCAAGACTACCGAGCGGGCCAACCATTGGCGGCTTGATGACCAATATCCCCAAGTCTGCAAAGACATTATGACAGACATTTATCCAGTTGGTCTGCTTGATGCTTCGCCGGAGATTGCCGACCGTACTTACTTGATCAACTGGTTTGTAAAAACTACCCGTGTCGGTGAAAACTTTGCTGCAAAAAATGCGTCTGTGTTTGAATTGCTTCGGGAAGCCGATCCAGCCAAAGGCAAAGATGGAAAAGCAACCGGGTCAACACCAGCAAAGGCACAGGCCAAAAAATCCAAACCTGTAAAGGCTGTAGCGGCGGTTGCAGTCGTTGAACCTCAAGCAGTACCTTCTAATGGAAACGGCCAGTCACCTGCAGAAGTAAAGCCAGAGAAACCATCTCTGCCAGACCGCTTAGTCGCGCCATCAGTCCATATTGATATCCAAATTCACATATCCCCTGACGCACCTACCAAGCAAATTGAGGATATTTTTACCGCAATCGAAAACCACCTCTACAAACCACGAAGCGGTGAATAGTGGACAGCCTGGCTAAGATTTCCCTTGATATCGCCAAGGAGATCCAGGCTGATATCCCTGATTATTTAAAACCGCCGGCTGAGGGTATCAAGGCAGAGACAGCGCAAATAGTCCCCGTTTCATATGTTCGCGGCACTCGGGGATATATTGAAAAGCTGGTAAATCAGATAAACGGCTGCTATGAAAAGGGGTGGTTTGATGCCTGCGCGGTAATGATGCGCCGGCTGTGCGAGGTTTTAATCATCGAAGTATATGAAGCCAAAGGGCTATCCGCCAACATCAAGGACGGCAATGGCAACTACTTTATGATGGAAACTTTGATCAAAAGTCTCATCAATGAGACTTCTTGGACCTTAAACAAGCACACCAGAAGTGGATTGCCCAAGGTCAATTTGGCAGGAAATTTGTCCGCCCATGGTATCCGATATAATCCGCACGGTCCAGATATTGAGCTGCTTATTACTGAGTTTCGCGTGATCGTCCAAGACTTGCTGGGGTTGTCAGGAATCAAAAAATAAGCTGAACTTGAAACCACAACCAAAATTCGAAGTCAAATTTTAAAATCTCATGTAGAATGGAGTCACTTCAATCTTCGAAAAGGGGTGGCTCATGGCAGTCCTGGCAAACTCTATGCCTCCATTGGTGATCGACCAGGAGCAATTGCGGCGTTGGGGACAATTGTGGTTAGCGGACGTTAACCCTGGAAATAACAAAGCTAAAAAGGTAAATGCTTTTGACCGGCAGCAGTCGGTTAATTTTGCTTCCTTTATAGACCGATCTTTTGGCCAGGTGTTGGCTACTGCATTAGGGGGTATTCCTGTTTGTACTCCCGGTGGTAATTCACTGCTCCCTGTTCAGGCAGATTGTGTTGAGGTCGGAACGGTCAGAATTATCGGCGGTATCCGTCCACAAAACTTTGACGCAGCCTACCGTCCGGACGGTCCAAGGGTAGTGTTTGACAGCAAGACTTTAAATGATGCCAAAAGCATTGCCAAGAACTGGCAGAATATGATCAACGATCTGTCTACCGAAGCGGCTACAGTTCATACTCGCTTCCCGTATGCGGTTGTTGCTTTCATTGTGGTTTTGCCAAAACCAGCAGTCGGATATCGCCAAGAAGTTGATATAATTAGAACATTAGAACGACTTGGTAATCGGAAAGACGTTTTAGACCAGGCGCATCTTGCAGAAGCTATTGCCCTTGTCCTCTGGGATCCACAGACCGGAACAGTATCAGAAACCAATCCGGCCCCTTCCTCAAATCTGCGGTATGAAAAGTTTTCCCAAACCCTATTTCCCCATTACCTGGATCGATATAAGGGTTTGCCACCGCATAACGTAGCTGAAGTCATCGTTGAGGATGAGGAGGAAACGTAGCACATCTTTGGGAGTATTGGTGTCTTGATGGATTTTTCCTTTTTGACGAATAAGAAGCCGGCAGGTGAGCAGAAACTTAGGGGCGGATACTACACGCCCCTTAAGCTTGCAGATTACCTGATTGATTGGGCTGTGCGGACCGGCAGGGAGCGCATATTAGAGTCTAGCTGCGGGGATGGTAATTTCGTTGAAGCCATAGCAAAAAAGGCCGCACGTGAGAACTTACCATCTTTGTCGATTGTAGCCGTTGAAATCGAGGAAAACGAGCTTTTAAAAGCCCAGCGCCGCGTCAGGGAGTTTGACCATCCGGTGCAGATCACTTGGGCTTGCAATGACTTTTTTAAAGAATATTCGAGCCTGAAGAATGAAGAACAGTTTGATGTCTTCGCCGGAAATCCACCCTTTATCAGGTTCCAGTATTTTGATGATGAGTCGCGGACAATAGCTTTTGCCCATCTGAGGGAAGCTAAATACAAACCAACTAAGCTGGCCAACGCCTGGACAGCGTTTATTCAATTAGGGATTGAGCTGCTGCGCCCGGGCGGAAGGCTTGCGATGGTAGTGCCTGCTGAACTATTGCAGGTCAACTATGCCGCTGAGTTGAGATCGAGATTAAGCAAGGTTTTTGACCATGTAGTGATTGTTGGTTTTAAAAAGCTGGTATTCCCAGACATCCAGCAGGAAGTTGTTTTACTTCTGGCCGAAGGTAAAAGAGAGCAGCCAGGTCCATCCTCTGACATCCACACCATCGAATTTGAGAGCGGTGAAGAACTGGTTTTACAGGATTTGGAAAATACCATTTCGCACGTAGAAGCAAAGCACTCAAGAAACGGGATGAAATGGACATCACTTTTTCTTTCCGGTAAATCATTCAATGCTTTGGACGAAGCCCAGCAAGCACCAGGGCTGACCCACCTTGGAAAGATAGCCGAAGTTGACGTTGGTGTTGTTACCGGAAGAAACAGCTTCTTTGTTCTTGATGCAAATACCCGCAGGGCGCTTGGGGTTGAAGAGTTTACTGTTCCAATTGTCGGCAGGACTTCAGCTTTAACGTCAGCTCTCTATACGGAAGCAGACTTAGTAAAGTACAGTTTGACCCAGCCGGCTTATTTACTGGATTTGACCGGGAAGTCAGCAAACACTTTCCCGCAGTCGCTTCATGACTATATCAAGTCAGGAGAAGCAGACGATATCCATAAGGGCTACAAATGCCGGATCAGGCCACGGTGGTATGACGTTCCATCTGTTTATGTGCCAGGCGGGTTTATGTTCCGCCAAATTCACAAGTATCCTTTATTGGTGGTCAATCAGGCAGGCGCAACTACGACTGATACCATTCACCGAGTCAGGTTCAACGGTATCTCTCCGACCCTACTGGCTGCTACCTTCTTCAATTCCCTAACTCTCGCATGGGCTGAAGTATGCGGCAGAAGCTATGGGGGAGGGGTCCTTGAGCTTGAGCCAAGGGAAGCCGAGGAACTGCCAATCCCATACCGGGATGATACCCAGCTCGATATTGAAAAAGTAGATGCACTTCTGAGAAAGGCCAAAGAGACCGAAGCGTTGGATTACGTTGATAGTGTAGTCCTGCATGGAACACTTGGGTTTGATGCCGTCACAGTTCGCAATATAAGATCGGCTTGGTATGAATTGCGAGATAGGCGTATGAACCGGCGCTAAAATCGTTATAATAAAGATATGAAAGAACGAGGCTTGATAGTCGTCTCTCTAAATGAGATAGCCGAAAGGTGGCAGGTGCCGGTTTCGGTTATTCAATATTTCATTACTGATTGTGGGATGCCGGTTGAGGAAAAAGAAAGAGGCCGGTGGTTTGCTGAACACACCGACCTCATCTTAGAGGAAAAACGTAAAGCTTTCGAGAAAGTTCTGTTCCCAGAACACTTGAGGCGCGAACATACTGAAAATATCCCTTAAACTGGGTTGTTGAAGTATTGGTGTTCTTTGTTCCAGCCCAAGTCCGTCGCGGTTTTTCTCCTATGGCAATTTGCGCATAGAACTTGGCACTTTTTAATTTCACTTTTGATTTTTTCTAGGGAGTACAAGTGATTTCTCATATTGCCGATAGGCAATACTTTATCCTCTCTTTTCACATGGTCAAACTCTAAAACAACTGTATCCCTTTCCCCGCAAACTACGCACGGGTGAGTTAGCAGATAATCAAAGATATATTTTTTAATTCTTACTCTGCTTTCGTGATATTGTTTTTTTGATCTAGCAACAAGTCTATCTCTATGCCGGTAATGGTAACGGTGCTTGTGCATGCTTCCACACTCACGACAATAATTGCACTTTTTATTTAATTTTTTATTACTCCACCAAAACTGATCTTCACTTTTGTCTATTTTGCAGTGATTGCACACCATAGTTGCATATTAACATACGTCTGCTGGAATTAAAAGAGGTGGCTATTGGGCCACCTCTTCTTTGTTATTCCGGCCAAAAGCGCCTATATCTTCCTCCAGATCTCCTTTCGTTTTCTCTTCTCATATGACAATTTGCACAAACCACTTCGCATAACTCGATTTCCGCTTTTATGGAATCAATGGAGTAGCCTTGAGCTGCCATCGTGGAGATGTCGTGGCCTTTTTTACCTCTTACGTGGTCAAAGGTCAGAACGGCAAAGTCATATTCTCCGCAGTCTTTGCATGTCGAATACGAGAGGTATTCGTATATAAACCTTTGTGCCTCCTCACTTGCTCTCTTTCTGGTTTCTGATGATTTGGTTTTAATATTGTCCGAGTTCTTTTCGTAGTGATCTCTGGCTTGTTTGTGCTGGCAGTCACGGCAGACGGATTGATACACACCCCGATCTTGCCAGCGCCAGTTGAACTCAGACTCGTCTTTATACTCCTTGCAGCGTGCGCACTGTTTCATAACTCCCTACTTGTTTTGTAAACAGAACACAGTATGGGAGGCTTAAACAAAAGCCACCCCGACACATGGGAAAGGGTGGCTATTTAGCGCCCCCGGCGCGGCTCGAACGCGCAACCTTTTCATTCGAAGTGAACGACTCTATCCATTGAGCTACGGGGGCAATCTGTAAACCATACGTATGCATCAGTTAATCTATCTGGAGACAGACTAACCGCCATATGTACGGTTTTATTCAGTTGTTAACCGCCACCCGTAGCGTTCTTATGGTTTTGACATCCTGTTTCGAAGAAATAAGGTAGATGTATCGGCCCTTTTCCACTGTGTCAAATGACACCATTCACTGTGAATAAGTCGGATTTTAAGCTGTTTTATTGTGTATTTTTTTCCTTTGTTTCCTTTCTGTCTATTGGTTGCGGATGTGTAAGCTACAGTCAAACCACACCTTGTGTATGTATGTGTGTGGTAGATCACGTTTTAAAAGCCTCTCCCATCTTTTCCATCGCCTCGTCTTGTTGATCTGTGGTGGAGTGGGCATACACAGTCATGGTTAGGTTGATTGTCGTATGCCCGATTATTCCCTGCACCACTTTTGGCGGTATTTTCAGCTCATTTACCAGAAATGACACCGCAAAATGCCTCAGATCGTGGAAACGTATCTCCGGTAGCCCAGCAGCTTTGGTCTGGTCTTTGAAGTCCCGAAAGAAGTTACGGGGACTGAACGGAGTATTGGCAGAGGTCACAAACATTAGCTTCTGATTTTCCTTGAGAGGGTGGGCGCAAAGTGCCTCATATACAAAGTCCGGCAGCTTGATTGTCCTTTTTGAGGCTTCGGTTTTGGGTTCAGAGATCACCAGACCTTTACCTGGCAAATATTGCAGCGACTGATGTATGGTGATGGTATGTGCATTTTTGTTGAAATCTGCACATGACAAACCCAATATCTCACCCTCTCTCAATCCGATATAAGCCAAACAGTACATGGGGTAAAACCGTGAGCCTTTTACCTGTTCCAGAAATTGTTTTGACTGTTCGACAGTCCACGTTACCGGAGACTTCTTTGCCGGAGACGGCGGGTCAACTAAATCTGTGACGTTTCTTACCACCAGCCCCCATTTCATTGCCTGGTCGAGAGACTTGTGAAGAACTGCGTGCATATACTGGACGGTTCTTTTAGACAGACCCGAGTTGACCTTGTTTGTATAAAATGCCTGCACCATGTCAGGCCGGAGCTGGGAAAGTTTCACCGACCCCAAATCGGGGTTGATGTGGTTCTTGATGAGATACTGGTAGGAATTGACCGTCTTAGGCCGCAGAGACGCCTCTTGTGAGGCCATATAAGACTCTAAAAAGGCCGAAAGGGTCACGTCCTTAGCGTCGATGAAGGTGCCTTTGTTTACCGCTTCCTTCTGGTCGTGGAGCCACTCACGGACAATCTTTTGGGTCTTGCCGTACTTCACTTTCTTTTTGCCGTTGACGTAAAGCTGGCCTACCCAAAGACCATCTGATCCCCTCTTATAAATTGATCCCTCAAATCTCCCACGTCGCTTTCCCACTCTTTCCTACCATTTCTAGCTTCCAGAAGTACAAAAGTTCTACATTTAGTATACCAAAATCTTGACTCTAGGCATAGAATGACTTTATGAAAGAGGGCGAAAAAGGCGAACTTCAAAGTAAAGCCGAAGCCAGGTACACAGTCGAGGCTTACTATAAAGGCTTCCGGTTGCTTTTGACTTTACCGTTCGAAAACGGCGGGGTTGTAGTTGGAGTATTGGATAAAATGGCAGAGTTGGGCTTTACAGGTGAAAGGACGATCTACCAGGCTCCGCAGCTTTCCACCCCTGAGACAGCTGGTAATGGAAATGGAAAAGAAACCGAGGCGCATGTTTGCTCCATCCATCAAGCCGAGATGAAAAGGTTTGAGAAGAATGGGCAGGTTTGGTACAGCCACAAAACGGATAACGGCTGGTGTAGCGGGAAAAAGAAGTGAATTGTTAAATAGATCACGTTAGTGTATAGTATGCGTGCTATGGGTATGGGGACACAGCCACTAACAAAACGCAATTTTCAGATATACGAGCTTTGGAGTTCCGGCAAGAAGTCCAGACAGGAAATTCAAGACAAGTACAATATCTCCTACAGGCGGTTTTACCAGATCGTTGAATGGGTAAAAAACCGGAAATCAGATAATGCGGTAATATCGCAATAAACACGTATATTGACATTTGTTTGTGTAAGGTATACACTAAGTATAGTTATCCAAACCAAATCCCAAACATGACCGCAACAATATTTACCTTTTTAGCCCTAGCTTCCTGCGTATGGGCTTTACGCTTTGAGGCCAAAGAAAAGAGAACCAGAAACCTAATTCGTAGAGTAAACGGCCAAGTGGCAAGGAAAATCCCGGTAACTATTAACGGCGAGTTAGTTGAATATTTATATAGATAATATGGACGTACAAGAACTCAATGAGGCTCCAGCCAGCGCAACTCTTTCAGTAATCACTCCTTCCGGGTATAACACTCTATTCACAGTGAGAGACACCCAAGTTTCTGAGTTAGTGAAGAAGATTGAAACCTTAGAGGGGATTTTTGAAAGAATGGGCTATAAACCCCAACCGACTAGAACCTTTGGTGGACAGAAAGAAAAAGACTATGTACAAGGTCGTGTGTGCCCCAAGGACGGCGGGAAACTGGTCAACAAGGTAAGTAAGACCGGAAAGAAGTTTATCTCTTGTGACAACGGCAAGTACAACCCCACAACGAAATCTACCGATGGCTGTGATTATGTTGAATGGCCCAATTAACATGTATAACCAAAAATATCTCAAAACCACCATCAGGATTTTAGAAAAAGATCTGGAAGATTTGGAAATGTGGTCAGTCTACAACCAAGACAAGTTTAATAACGAGGTATCCGAACTCAAAACAATGATCTTAACTTTAAAAGCTGAAATAGACTGGGAAGAACAGGAAGACAAAGACAGGTTACTTAATAAATTTATGGACTGGTATGTATAACGAACTGAAATTTGATTGTGAATACGATGAGCTAATTTTGAAGGAATTAGGCTTAGACACTTGCGACAAGTGCAATGGATCGACCTTAAAAGAAAACATCCAAAATGGTATCTGTGCAGAGTGTAGGGCAATTGAAGCCGGAACCCACTCACGGTGCAGGTGTGGAAAACTAAAGCCAAAACAATACGCTGTATGCTTATCCTGTAAAGGTTATAGGCGGGCAACAGTTTAGTTCTTTAAAAAGTTTGTGGTTCTTGGCCGGGAGATGGCGAAAGCAGCAGCCGCACCTCCATAAGTAGATAAGTGATTGTCTATTTATGGGGAGGCGGAGGTAATATCCGGGAATAACTCTGTGTAGGTGCAAATCCTACTCTCCCGACCGAGGGCCACAAATTCCGCTTGCCTAACTGTAGACAGCAACGCATCAGGTAGCCCGAAAGCTCCTGTGCTTTCTGCACGCTAGGCAAGCAAAATTTATAATAAAAATATATGAAAACAATAAAATTATCACAAAGGCAGGCGTTTGAACTTTGGCTCAGATCTATTGAAAGGCCACCAATACGGGGTGTGTGCGGGAAGTTGGTTGATGCTTTTGGCGGGGAGAAATCAAAGTTATACAAAGAATGGGCTAATCAAAGGAAAAAATGATTGCTAACACAAAACAACAAGCAATGAACCTCTTTGAGAGGGAGAGGGCGGAATATTTAGCCCACTGTAGGGACGTAGCCGAACGCCTCTATAATTTGCATGGCCCTATCTCAATTGACCAGGTACGGGAGCAATGCCCACCGCCTGAAATGTTCAACGCCAAAGTGTTAGGAGCTGTGTTTTTGACTGAAAAATGGCAAAAGAGAGGATATGAGCCGACTAAGATCAAAAGCTCGCATGGTAGGCTTGTGGCGATCTGGGAACTGAAACCCGAGTACAGACAGCCGGCTAAAACTTACTTCAACCAAATGGCGCTTTTATGAGTAACAAATCCACCAACGAAAAACTGCAAGAACTAAGAAACGAATACCGATCCGCTTCACCAGAGAGACAGGGGAAAATAATAGAGGAAGCAAACGAACTCAAGAAGCACGTTGTTAAATGTTCACAATGCCACGACCCATTACCACAAGATGATGACAGAGAATATGGTTTTTGTTCCGAAGGTTGCCGTGAGATTTATTGGGTCAACGCAAAAACAGGCAATAAAAGTTTAAGTTATATGCAGAAACAAGCGAAAAGCTGGAAGTTAAATACAGACATGGAGGAAAATGAAAAACCTGCTATCCCAGAGGACGCACAGGAAATATTCAAAGCGTAACAAAATGGATCTTACCTACGGTATAGCTGCGGGTATGGTGACGTTTCTCATTACCTTGCAAATCCAAAGCTCAATAGTCTATGCTAAGGCCGAAGCGATTAAACCGTTTCTATTCGATCCCTCGCCCTCAGTCGTTAGTTTGGATCACTATTCTTCGGTAGTGCAGAAGTCGGCGGATGGAAAACTAACTGTCTACCAAATAATTGAATTGTTTTTTGGTGACAAGGCAGATCAAGCTAAAGCAGTAGCAAAGTGCGAGAGTGGTTTTCAACCCACAGCTAAATCAAAGATATCTTCGGCTTCAGGGCTTTTCCAGATAATCAAAGGCACATGGAAAGGCTACAAATGTGACGGCGATCCTTTCAACCCCGTGGACAATACCAGGTGCGCAAAAAAGATATACGACAATAACAGAAGCTGGAAAACGTCAGGTGGATGGGAAGCATCAGCTAAGTGTCACCAACAGCCATGAAAGACCTACCCTTTTACTTATTAGTTTTAATTATCGGGGCAATGGTAGCCCTGTACCAGTTATGACCTTTTATATTCTCTATTTGGCAAATGTTCACGGAAACATAGATAATTATGTTCCAGTCGCAATATCAGACGACTACCAAAAGTTATTGGAATGGGAAAGAGAGCAAAGAGCCGAAGCTCCGTACTCAAGTGAAGAAGAACACTCTGACGCTTTTGGTCAAGTGCATGGCTATACCTTAGCCTACAAGAAAGGAAGCCCTATTCAGTGGTTCAATCCTCCAAACGGAATTTATGGCGGGGGTATAAAAAAAGAAGATGGTACTTTTTTTGACGTGGAGAATTGGCTTAGGTTTAACACCCAAGTTACCAGAATATGATTTATTCCCGGGATAAAATCAGAAAGTACATCACTAAAACTGTTGGTAGAGACCCACAGGATTATTTTGAAGTATTGAGTCAGGACAAGGAGTTGACCCACTTGATTGTTAGATTCTCCAACCGGAAACAAGACGACTTGGAGTTAGCAATACCGACTGAGAAAACAAAGTAATTGTGATGCAGTCTGATGCGGTTAGCTTCAACAATCTATGTTGACCCACACCGCCACAGGTGTATAGTAAAAACATGAACAAAGTACGAATAGATTACTTCATAGAAGAAGAACAAAAGAAGATCATCAAAAAATTAGCGAAAGTCCGTAAAATCTCCGAAGGTGAGGCTCTAAGACAGATCATTGACGATTACGTTAGAAGTTTTAAAGCAGAGGTATGAAATTATTAGATTTATTGAATTTGTTTGTCACTCCGATAATGATTTACGGATATGGATTTGGTGGTTGGGAGTTCACCACAAGTTCCCGTGTGTTGATGTGTGTCTTGTTGTCCGGTTCTTTCATTAGTAGTCTTAAATCCATTATCGAAGAATGACCACACCTACCACACCAACAGA